TTAACTTGAGCACCATTCCAGTAGATATTACCGAAAGTAAATGTACTTCCAGGAGTAGAATCTGTGTATTCTGATAATGTACACACATACCACATTGTTTTTTGATCAGTTGATATCTTTGCGTCTGTAATAACTGGAGCAACATATGCTTTACCGTAGACTATAGGCAACACATTGTTTGTTGCTGGTGGTAATTGAACTCTTGCTCCACCTTCGCTTTGAGAGAGACCACCCATAGCACGATTGGTCATAATTTTACTGACACCAAACACAACCATAGTTTGTACAGCGAATGCGGCCAATGTACTTAGACCAGCATACCATGCCCCGACTGCGTTAAAGACTGCGACTACTGCGGCAATTACCTGTGGCATTCTATTCTCCTCTTAACCAGCATTTTTCGTCCATTGAATAGCCGAATTTGCCGAAATCTTTGTCAAATAAAGGTTCAGAAGCAGTTATTACGCCATATCTAATGCGTCCTTCTTCCATATACTCGTCTGTTTTGTTTTCGTATGCTTTCATTAGTTTATATCCAGCTGTTTTTCTAACTTCTTCGTCTACCCATAAAATTATTTGCGTCATAATCAAAATATGAGGGGCATATAAATGAGGATTAATAATTCCTGCAGCCATTCCATGTAATTCGTTTGTTTCTTCGTCTTCAGCAAGTAAGATAGTGCCTCTTCCTGCTATAATTGTAGAAAAAATAGTGTTTAAATGATCATCATCTAACTCACCATAGTTATAACGCATAATATGTTCAGCAGAAGCTAACTGTTTTATTAATTTAATAAAATAAGGCAGATCATATTTATTTGCTTCTCTTATTTTCATCGTTGTTGTTGTCTGCCGCCATCTCTTCGTCCGCCGCCTCCGCCGCCGCCACCACTAGCAGTAGGTTCTTTACCGAAGTCAAATGTTTGCGTTGCGATTGAGTAGATGTTGTTCATTGCACTGTCTAAGGCGTTAAAGAACTGCCAGCTTTCAGGGTTTGTCTTTCTTCCTGCAACTCTGTTTGCTAATACTGTTTTGTAACTACTTGCGTTTACTGAAACAATAAAATTATCATCTAATCCTGATCTTTCTTCTGTAACATTATAACTAGTAATAATACCTGTAAATCTTTTTGCTTGGCTTGTGAGTATACCTGAGGTATTATAGAAGCCACGCCATATCTCTAACTCACTGCCTCGTATTTTCGTAGATAGAACAGTATTAATTAATGTGCCTTGAATTCCACTTAACGCAACTGTAGTATCAGCACTTGTAACTCTGATATCTTTTTGCTGTCCACCGACAGACATTAGTCCACCGACAGCAGAATAAACTTGTCCATCAATAGTTTCATTTTTGTATGCTGATGATGCTGTTAATACTTCAACATCATTAGCAGTACCTGTGCCAGTGCCAATGCCTATAGCAACAAAATATGTTCCTGCTACATTATCACTTGAACCTATACTGATCCAATCTGTAGTTCCAGGACTAAGAATAATATAAGTGTTACCAACTACTATTTCATCTGCGTTAGTAGGCTCATATTCATTATAAATTGTAACTCTTACGAATTCCGCACTATTAATTTGCGGTGGGCTATTTTCAACTGCTGGTATTGTTTGCATATTAACTTGTTCCTACATATTCATATAATTGAAATGGGTCTGACCATTCGATCAACGCATTTCCTACTAAGGTTCCACCTGCTGAATATTGTGCTCCGCCTACTATAAGTTTATAGACAGGCATGTTAGGACAAAACATTCTAAATGTACAAGCATTTCCTACAGTAATACCTAAAGTATCTACTGGGTTTGTAATAATATTAGGTCTGTGTGTAGTAACTGTCACGGTTGCCCCTGTTCCACGAGTAACTTGTGTAGTAGAAGTGAAAGGGTAAGGGAAAGTACCGATCTGAATCAAATCATTTGGTTCAAACATAACTCTTGTTGATGCTATTGCTGGCAAATTCGTTAAAACTAACTGATCTCCAACAAAACTTGAAACTGTTATAGGACTAAGTTGTGAAAGAGGGAGCGTTCCCTGATATCTGTATATCCAACTGAGTGCTGGATTGTTTGAAAAAGTAACATCTTCATATCCAGTACGATCTAATGTGTCTACTGATTCCATTAATACTCTAGCATCGTTATATCTAAAAGATGTAGGCATGTCTAATTCCATTGTCCATGGATTTTTAGTAGGTGTTGTAGATACACGAGGTATCTGATTTCGTGTCATTTGCTGACCCACAACCTTTCTTCGATTGATTGTCATTCCATTACAGCGATTGATGATTGTTTGTATGGCTGCCATTACTATTTCCTATTGGATTTTAATTCGGTAACTTTTCTTATTTCGGATCCATATCCAACCAGATACATTAATATTGTCAATGGCAAAAACCAGATTGAAATTAGACCTAACATATGTCCCCATGTTAATGATATCGCACCTAAACTAAAAACATTACATATTCCTGTTGAGGGTACTTGCTTATCGCTTACTATTTTCATTTGTTTCTCCTGTTAAATTGTTAAACGCCGTAAGATGTTTCTTTTCGTGCGTATTCTACTGTGCCAAGCAATGCTTGACGATTCTCTGCGAATACTTGAGCAACAGACCTTGAGTCCATGGCATTGATATTGTTTGTTATGTAATTGTTTGTAACTGGTGCTGCCTGAGCAACTACTGCGGCACCGCCACCACCACTATCTAATCTATGATTAGGTATAATGTTCCCAGCTCCTGATGGAACAAATAACTCAGGTCCTTTCTCTCCCACCATGTATGGTGTTTTACCTTTTACTGGTCCGCCTGCCGCTTTGCCTGGAAGATCGAATCCAAGTGCGCCCATTGCTGGTCCAAATATGTATTTGAACACATATGCTTTGATAATCATTTTTGCTAAGTCTTTAAGTATACTCTTTGCTAGATCACCAAACGATAATTTACCATCCTCAACCATAGTATCGATTGCTGAACCTATATGTCCCCAAGCCATCGTTACTGCATCTGATGCCAGCTGAAAATTTGACATAGATAGCATTATTTGTTCCATAGCTGAAACACCACCTGCTGTAAAACTATCTATAACTGCTTGTTTAGCATTCACAGCGGCTGTAAAGTTTGCTACATCTTTCTTGTAACCTTCATCAAGTTCAGTAAGTAACTGATAGTTGCCTTTAATAACTTGCTCTTGGGCATCAACCAATGCAGGAGTAGTATCAAATGCTGTTGACATTTTTTCGGTAAGGTCGTCGTATATGCCGGATAATACTCTTACCTGTTCTGTAACTTTTGAAAGGTCTGGATCCTTAGGGTCCATGTTAGCTAACGCATCCGCCATCTCCATATACTGCTCATAGGCTGCTGTTTGTTCTGCGAAGGCCTTGTTTGGTGCGTCTCGAAGTTCATTAAGTTTTTCTTGTTGTTTAATTATAGCCGCATTGACTGTTGCTTTTTCTTTTTCTAGTTCAATTGAGCGTGTTAACTGTTGATATTCCTCCTCACTAGATTGCATAGTGATATCACCTCTAGCAATGGCGAGTAATCTTTGAGTGTCTAAACTAGCTATCTGATTTAAAGCATTAGCTTCTATAAGTCTTTGATTTTTTTCTTCTAATCTAGTGCGTTCTTTTATTACATTTAATCGCTTAAATTCTTCGGTGTTTATATCAATTGTTTCAGATAACTGATTTTGTAAAATATCTTGTTGCTCTCTAAGAGCAGTTATTTTAAGTTGATTTTTAGTTCCAGATACTCCGTCTTCTGCCGCTATTTGAGCTTGAAGTACTGCTATTTTGCTTCTAGTATCTGCTTGTGCTTTTAAGTTAGCACCCATAAAGTTAGCATGATCACTTTCTTCACCAATAATATCGAGCAGGGCCCTACGCAAATCATTTTGTGCGTCTAACTGTTCTTTTAGTTGTTCTGTCTTACCTTGAATAATGGCGGCTTCGTCTTTATGAACGCTTTCAACTTTTCTTAATGCGTCTGCGTGTTTTGTTGCGGCCTTTGTTGCGGCCTTTGTTGCATCAGTTGCATCATCAATCTCATTAGTAATTGCCGTATATGCGGCAACACCTGCGGCTGCGGCTGCGGCTACGACTAGTAAACCTACACCTGTTAACGCATACATTGCTGTTAAACCACTGACAACTATTCCTACTGCTCTTGCTACCTGTAAAAATGTAAGTGCTAGATTCGCTACACCTGCAATTACTCCTACTGTTACTATTGCGGCTAGATAACCAGCGACTGTTGCAATGACTTCTCCGATCTGCTTCATGCTGATTTCTGTTTCGTTTATTTGATCTATAAACGGTTCAAAAATATCTAATGCTACAATTTGTAATTTTCTAAACAAATCTTCTAATACATCGGCTGCTTCGCCAGCTTTATCAATTAGTCGTGCGGCTTCAGCGGCTTCTTCACCACTAGTCTTAAGATTTTCGTTGAAGGTATCGAAATCAATATCACGGGCCGCTTTACCCATTATCTTCATTGATACAGCAGTCTTTTCTGTGCCATCTTTCATGGCATCTAAACCATCGATTGTTTTCTGAAACAGTTCTTCGTCTGTTAATCTTGCGACATCATCTAATGTGACTCCGAGTTTTGCAAAGTCATCTTGCATATCCTCAGAACCTTTAGTAACCATATCTAAAGCAAGAGCAAATTTGCCCATTATCTTGGCGCCATCATCAAACTTGCCGCCTGATTGTTCTGCCGCTATAGATGCTTTCCATAATGCTTCTGTTGTAACACCTAACCCATTTGCTGAGTCTGCGAGAGAATCTGCCATTCTAAAGGCTGATACTCCAATCCCAACAAAGGCAGTAGTAGCAAGAGCGGCAAAATTTAGTAATGCTTTACCAGTATTGTTAAGAGTTCCTTCTAATTGTTTAACATTCTTGCGAACATTATTAATATTTTGATCACCAGATACTTCAATCTTAACTTTATAGATATCTACTGTTGCCATTAGATTTTAACTCCTGTTTGTTTATAAACATACTGTCTAATAAATTCAATAGTAGGTTCAGTCATTCCTTTAGGAGCTTGATTACTATAACCGTTTTCTAACTTAGTAGCATAGGGGTAATCAGCAACGATCTCATTGCCTTCTAATTTAGTATTGCGTCTTGCGTTGCCATTATCCACAGGAGTAACTGAAACAAATTTAGTGTAACCAACTTTAGCTAACTTATCATCGTTTAAAGTTTTTATTACTTTATTCAATTTCTTGTTTATGTTACTCATACTACCTCCTTTTACCTTTTTACCTTTTTACCTTTTATACCATTGCTTTTAATTCTTCTTGTGTTAATCCAAACACTGTAGGATCAACTTTACCTTTGGATTTGGTTTGTTCATATCTGTCGTATGTAGCAAGTACATCACTAATCATTAAATCATAAGTGGTTGCTTTGGCTGCCACTTCACTAGGAAGCATGCCATATCTTTCTGCCATGCGACCAATTGTTATCATTTTTTGGCTTTCCCAGCTTTTCGGGTTGATGTCTTGCTTTGTGACTTTCCCAAAATATCCCCTAATCTATTAATAGCGGCTGCCGCAATATCAATAGGTAAATCTTCATCATCAGCTAAAGCTGGTTTAGCGTCTTTATTTAAGATCATCTTTTTCATTAATAAACCTAAATTTTCAAACTCGCCATTTTGTCTAGCGTTGAAGAAATCAAAATATGTTGACATACTAACGACATCGTAAGTATGAAAAGTAATTACTTCTCCATACTTTTCTACTAATTCTTTTTCGTCTAGTCGAATTTCTATTAAATTGGGTTTGGAAGCGTATTGTTCAATATTCATTTGTTACTCTCCTGAGTTTAATTGTTGTTATTGTATTTAGTGTCGCCGGTAAGGCTTTCTAGTAGCTGATTTAACAGTGCTAGTCTAAATTGTTGTTTTGCTTTGAGTTGACGAATGGTAGCACCCATGTTATCTAACATAGGGATCATCTTTGCTTCGTCT